CCCACGGCGCCGGTGCCCACCCACAGCCGCGGCGGACTGGTAAGTCCCGAGACGTGCAGCAGGTAGCACTTCTGGCCAGTGAGCTTGATAAGCCCACCGTGCCACAGCATGGGTGACGGACCGAGCGCGGAGGGTGACGGACCGTAGCCGATGCCATAGCCGAACGGTGAGACTCCGGCGTCGCCCTGGCGGATATCGCGGCCGTAGCAGATGTACGTGTCGGTGCCGTTGTAGACCGCTACGACGTGCCAGCCGCCCTCGGCGATGCTGGCGGTCTCCTTGCCACGGATAGGCGTCTCGTTCGGCAGTCCGTAGCCCGGCGTCACGACCACCTGACGGCCGGAGTCCGTCCCGCTCACCTGGACTCGGAAAAAGCCTTTCAGGTGGCCGTAATAGATATAGCCACTGGAGGTGTGGCCCGCGATGCCGTTCTCATCGTCGATGGCGTAGCTAAACGCGGGGGTGATGTTCGGACTGTGCCCGGTGGTGCCATCAATGTCATACAGGCCGTTGCTCTTGGCCACGTACACGTGCTGGTTCGTTGCAACCAGGCGGTTGATGCCGTACGCGCTGTTGGAGCCGTCGCCGATGGTGACGCTAGCCGACAGGTTGCCCGCGACGAAGGGATCGGCCGCGGCGTTGACGATCGAGCTGATGGTGTCGGAGCCGATGAAACGGTAGTCCGTGTTGTAAAAGACCTGGGTCAGATGTTTGAGCTTCACCGTGCCAGCGCCGTTGTCCCACGCGCCGGCCGCCTTCTTGCGCAGCAGGTCCGGCACCGTGGTAGACGTGGAGCCGGTGGAGGTGCCCGCGTACAGGTTGCCGAGGAACGGCTCGATCGACCAGGCCACCTTACCCACGCCGAGGTCCAGGTCCTGCGTCAGCGCGCCAGTGCCGCTCGCGATCTTGTAGATGTAGCGCCCCGCGCCGATGTACAGGTCGCCACTGTAGTCCCTGGCGCAGCGGGCGTGGTCCGTGGACCCGGTCAGCGTGACGCTGTTCATAGCCGGACCTGGCATCACCAGCCGCGGGTGGCGACAGTCGCAGTTCACGCCGTACGCGTAGGTCCCCGCGATCAGGCGCCACGAGTAGAAAGCGCCCAGATGGAACGTGTCCATCACGAGCGGCTCTTCCTGGTAGTCGACCTGCTCGGTAGCCAGTTGCGGGATGTGCGTCTCGGATGCGCCCGGTGGCTGCTTCCCATTCGCGGAATAGATCATCAGCAGCATGCCGTTGAGCAGCAGCGACTCACGAAGAGCCGCCATTCAAGCTAGACTCCACGCATGCTGGGATTCGTGGTGTTGGTCGAGGACCATCTCGACCACGACGCGCAACTGGAACTGGCACGGAAAGTGGCAGAGCTTGACGGCGTGAAAGCACTGCATGCGTTGATGTATGTCAAGCGCGAGACCTATGAACCACTCGGACCACGGTTGCTGAACGTGACCACCGGCCAAGTCGCGCTGCTGCCCAAAGGCTTGGAATTCGTCGCGCGCTAGCACAACATCATCCGCGACTGAGAACTTGCAGCTCGTCCTGCGACTGGCCGCGGACCGACACCAGGCTGATCCAGTGCTCCTCACGGCCAGCGTCGAAGTAACGGAGCTCGCTGCGCTTCCACTGGTTCGCGGCCACGCGCGCTGCCGCAGCGAGCTTCGTGTAGCGGTCCTGCGCGGCCGGATCACCCCACTTGGCCATCTCGCTGTAGAGGTACCAACCGGCCACGATCTCGAAGCCCTCTAGGTCCAGTAGTGCACCGTCCGCCTCAGCGACGAGGCCCTCGGTGCTGGCCATGCCCCACACACCGCCCTGGTACAGCCACCACGACATCGGCACGTACAGCATCGGTTTGAGCGTGTCGCCGGTGTTGATCGGCGTGCCGATCTCGAGCCGCGGGTTGTCACCGCCAGGCACAAACCGCCAGCGGGGCATCAGCAGGTCGTCGTCGTTGGGATCGGCGTTGGCCGGCCGCCAGTAGACCTCGGCAATACGGTCCTCCGTGTCGAGCCATGGGATGGCCGTGCCGAGCTGGTATTCACGCTGATTGGTCACGCCGGCCAGGCTGACCTTCTGCAGCGTCCAGCATTCGGCCAACGCTCGATTGACGATGGTGTTCAGGCCCATACGGCCTTCCATATTGATTGGTGGTAACCGGCCGTAGATCTCCAGGTTGACGCCGCTGCCAATCTGCGCGGCGTGGTTACGGTCGGGCGAGATGGTGCCGGTGGCGGACTGGAGTCCGTGCTCCTTGACACGTCGCGCCTCGAGCGTGCTCGGGACGTAGTACCAGGTGTCTTTGAGGAAGGTGTCTTCCATCTCGGAGCTCGCCCAGGTGCTGGCGATGATGGTCGAGCCGTCAGCCGCGCCAGCGCTCGAGGTCTGGCCGAACCAGAAAAAGCCAGCCATCTGCCCCGCCCGCTGGCGGTAGGCCGTGAGCGTGTTGACAACCGCCACGGTCTAGGACCCGTTCAGCTCCACACAATCACGGCATTTCCAGCCGTGGTGCCGCCGCTAACGATGGTGATGCCATTGGCCATCGGGATCTCCAGATCCAGATTGACCTTCCCGTCTGCGGTGACCCAGGCGTAGACCGGGTTGTTGGTGGTGGACGGATCATCGTAGATGGTGATCGTCCACGCGGTACCGACGCTCGAGACGATCAGCTTGGCCAGTTTGCCGCGGCGCGCCTTGGGCGAGTACGTCGCCAGGTCGGTGAGAATAGAGCGGTTCTCACCGACGAACGTCTCGGTGCCGATCGTTCCGCCTTGGGCGGTATTGAGCGCCACGGATCAGTCTCCGGTCACTGCAGCCGTGCAGTACAGATCAGCGTGGCCCGTGGTGGCCGGGATCGTCACCACCTGTATGACGAGCTGATCGCCCGGTCTGAACATGCCAAGGTCCGGGTCGGAGTTCGCGAACTCGCCGGTGCTGGCCGCGGCAAGCGTCGGCCGGTTGGCCGCAGTAGTCCACATTGAGGTGCCGTTGCGGAGAACGTCGACGACGGTGTTGCCCGCGCCGCTGCCGGCCGTGCCAGCGTACACCTTGACGCCTTTGATGCGGCCAAAACTCACGGCGACGTATTTCCAGAGGACGAGGTTCGCGGTGACTGCGGCTGCGTTGTAGCCCTGCAGGCTGTCGCAGATAGTGCCAACCTGTACGCGTGTCCCGGGCATTCGAGGGGAAAGCCTCCGTGCCTATTCCTCGACGGGGGAAGCCGCCGCGGTCCTGGCGGCCTTGCGGGCCGCGTGCTGTTGGCGCGCTCGTTCGGAAAGGCGAGCGCGCGCTTCCGGTGACATCTTGTAGGGCTTCCGCTCTGCGGGAGCGGCCGGTGGACTAACCAGTGCGCGGAGCACGTCCAGCGCGTCGGGGTTCTTGAGCAGCTGCGCCAGCGCATCCAGGCCACCACCTGAGCCGCTCTGGCCGTTGATCTGCTTGAGGCCGCCCACGATGCCCGCGACAATCGCCTCCTGGTCCTTCTTGTCGCTGTGCATGACTTCGATGTGCTGCTTCTTCGCCTGCGGTGACGGCAGGTCGTTGCGGCCGCAGTACTCGCACACCTGTGTGCCCGGCACGTCCACACCCTCGAGCTGGGGGAACTCCACCGGCCGAGCGCGTCGCCAGCACTCTGGGCGGTGACGCAGATGATCGCGTCGGTCCATCCCGACGTGCTTTCCGCAGGTTGGCACCAGCGGCGGGTTCAGATGGAAGCCGTTGGCTAGGATCTGCGAGATGGGCATCGCCTTGGCCCCGCCAGCCTGAAAGAGTGGCTCGAAGGGGTGCTCGACGTAGTACGCGGAATTGCCAAAGCGGCCGTACTCATCGAGCGGCTGGTAGCCCAGGCGGAGCTTCTTGGGCAGCTCGAGGCCGCCATCGTCCGCGGCCTGAATCTCGCCGGTGTGCGGACAACGGAAATAGACGAGGCCGGCGTCGACTTCTACGGCGTTGGGTTCGGCCGGCGTGAGGGTGGTTGCCATAGCTTCTGGGGGTTGCCCTCCTCTGGGACTTCGTAGGCGGTGGGAAGTGCTGGGCGGTGGAACGTTGCGGCGAACTCCCATTCCACCTCATCGGTCAGGAACCGCGCCGTGCGGTGGGTAATCTGCGGCAGGGTGGAGATGCGCCAGGTGTAATCGTCAGGCGGCGCGAACCTGGGCGACGGCGTGCGCGGCTTGCGCTTCTCAATATGCGGCCGTTTGCCGAAACCCTTGCGGGGGACCACCGGATACGGCCCGCTGGGCGGGACAGAGTCAGCAGCCACGAACACCCAGCCGCGGCGGGCGAGGTCGCGGATCATCCACTCGAGGCCCCGCTGCTTGGCCCGCTGGACCGCCTCACCATCCGCGGTGGCTGGCGTGCGGACTCTGTAGTACAGCGCGTAGAGCTTGCGGTCCTGCTCGGGACGGAGGAGCAGGTTGGTGCCTGGCATCGTGGCTACTTCACAGACTGCAGCCTGACGCTCCAGTTAATGCTGTTGGTGGTTGCGGCTGCAGCCTCGTCAGCCTCCAGACGCTCGAACATGCCGTAGATGGCATCCATCGTGACCACCCAGGCCAGATCCAGCGGTGAGTACCAGGTGTGGGTAGTTGGCTGCCGCTGGAGTGCCTTGAAGTAGTGCGATTTGCTCCAGAACGCGCCAGAGCTATTCGGTGCGGTACCGGTGAGCAGTTGCGACTCGTAGCCGTCGGCACCGTAGATGCGGCCGATCTGGCCCTCCTCGATGTTCTCCGTGTCCGGCGCGCCGTACATCTGGTTGACGAACTTGTCGAGTTTCAGCAAGCCCGAATAGGTCGCGGGCGAGACGGCGAAGTACCACGGCCGCGGGGCGGCATTGTTGCGCAGCGTGGTGCGCGAGGAAATCAAGTTGTCGTCCAGCAACTCCGCGCCCAGCGTGCCCACCGTGTTGGTGGTGTTGGTCGAAAATAGTGAGCCCGCGTCGACGTCCATCTGACGCGCTAGGGCGTAGGCGCCGGCGATGGTGGTCTCGTTGCGCAGGTCGTAGCGCGACTGGATCTCGGCGATGTCCTCAATCTCCTGGGCGATCGCGCGATGGCCGTTGGTCATTGGCAGCGTGAACTGCTGCTGCGTCTCGGTGATCGCCTGAGGCGTGAGTGCGGCACCTGCCGCCTTGGCGTTGGCGGTCAGGTTGTGGCGTGACGGAAGGTTGATGGTGTTGCCGTGCTGGTCCACCAGCGCGGACTTGTCGTCGAACAGGGCCGCAATGACGATGTCCAGTTGGATAGCCCGGTTGAGTTCGGGACTCCACACCTGGTCGATGTCGAGCGCCGCAGTCGTTATAGTTACGTTGGCCAAGAGCGAATCTCCCTAGTGCCGCAGACGATATTCGCGCTTGCAATAGGTGCGGCGGGGCAGGTAACATCCGGGCTGTGAGTGACCCTGAGGATTGCCTGCCCCACCTGTCCTGCGCGCGTGCAGCGTTTTGTCAAGACTGCGGCGTCGAAGTAAGCAGCAAGACCGCCAAACGCTGTTTCCCCTGCCACGTCGCTTCGCGAGTTGGCAAAAGCACACAGAAGCGCATGTACTCGCGCATCTGCGAGTCGTGTGGCGGCAAAGTGACGAATCCGTACGCGAAACGGTGCCGTGCGTGCTGGCTCAGCGAAACCTCGCTCGGAGCTAACTGCGTCGATTGTGGCGTGAGATTGCAAGGAGTGAGCACCAAAAGCTTTCGCAAACGGTGCTGGCCATGCTGGGTTGCTTACCGCACTACTACACGACCAACCAG